TCAATTGAAACTTTTCTAATGCTGTTCTTAAACTCTTGCACACCTTTATCAAAAAAGTGTGTTAGTTTGAGCTTGAGAATTTCTGTATTCATGATGTTTCTTTACCTTTGTAAAAAATATGCTGACCTATTTTAGTAATCTTTTTAAGACCCCAATTTGGGCTTACATAATCAGCATGATAAAATAGTGCCTGATCAAGCGATTCTAGTTTAAAATCTTCTACTAGAACCATCTTTGCTACACGATAACTTTCGTCATAACTTTCTTGATCGATAGGACGATTCCTATGCTTAGAATCGCAGTACCAACTAAACTGACATACTACTTTTCTAGTAAATTTATTTTTCTGATACACTACGCCGCAAACGCTGTTAGGAAAGTTTGGACTCTGTGTACGATTAAGCGTTACCTGGGCTACAGCAACTTTGCCTTCAAATGGTTCATTACCTGCCTCTCTATAAATGTTTATTGCAAGACAGTCCAAATCTTTTTGAATTTGTTCAGCTGACGCTGTGGTTAATCCTGTTTTAGTGTCAGTGTGCTTAAACTTATATGTAGTTACAGCTGACGTGAGTAAACCCACAATCAGAAAACCCGCAATAAGGTTGACACTTTTCATTGATTTTTCTATCATACTTTTTTCCTCCTGTTGAGCATAGCTCTCGGTTGGTGATATGAATCCCTTTGACAACGTTACATTGTCTTTATAGTATACAACACTAAAACGGATTTGTCAAGTCTATGTGTTTTTGAGTACCACTAAACTAATTTAATGGACGATGTTGCCTCTGTGTACGCTTTAGCGATTTCGCTGTCTGTGGGCGCATAGGCTATAACAGTGTGTTTATTTAGCTTAGTTACCTCTGGTTGAGTAGTCATCATCCAGGGCACAATTCCCATTCCTTGATTGCCCATAGCTAAAGTACTGGGTTTTTTAATATGAATCTCCGAGTCTGTTTCAGAAACAAACCTTCCTAATACTTCTTCCCCAGTGAGAAGTTTAATACTAACAATATCCCCCGCGTCAAGCGGCTTTTGAATTAACATGTATTTTACCTTTTCGTATATTCTATTTAATGTTTTTTATCTTATTATATAGCTCTTATTGATACTATATGTTGCACTTTATCTTGTTTTTAACACGCTTTATCGCCGGCACCTAAAAACACACCGTTTTCTAACGATTTTTTAATGTTTGCGTAAATAATAGCGTGGACAGAATATGTTCAGTCTAACAAGTAATGTTTTTTGCGTCCCTCTTAGAATACGCTATATAGTAGCCCAGTGCTGCAACTGACTGTCCTAATTTAAAAGTAATTGGTAGGCGCCTACCAAATACTTTTTATGCAAAACTTCTAACGAAGTAGTCTGCCGATTGCTGTAGTATTTTACAATACTATCATTTCTTCCTTTACATAAACAGGAACATTACACGTTTCTGCAATTTCCTTCATTGCAGATACTCGAGATGATGTATCTCTGCTGCTATGTAAATGAATTATGTTAGCGTCTGCAAACTTACAATTGTTCCATTCTTCTGCAAAAGGTATATTCAAATTAAAGATTTGAAACGCCATCTTTGGATCTAATACTTCCGAAACATCTAAACCTTGACTCCATAACTGATAATTATGAATCAACTGTCCCCAACTCCAGTCATTTTCTTTATGAGTGAACCACTTATCCATAAGTCTTTCGCCTAAGTCCCAAACCTTTGGATCCATATCTGCTGGATAGTATCTAATATCATCGTTAAAATAATGCTGTGCTTCTTCGTGTGTTTTTGGATCAGTGTAATTAAACATCATCATATCATTATACTTGCCGAACACTTCTGTTGGTTTGAGAAACATAGTGTCTGCACCCATGCATAAAATGTTGCAGGGCTCTTTGTGCCATAGTTCCTTAATCATGTACCAATGTGCTATTTGATATGCTCTAGAATCAAGTACAGGTGCAGTGAGCTTGATTTCCTCCCACTCGCCTTGTAGATAAGTTTTTGCACTGCTTCTACTAATAGAATACATGTTTTCATAGTCCATAAGGTCACGTTCAGCCTTTGGATTATCTCCCGGGCCCTTCCAATAACCCCAGTTCTTAATAATTGGGCGCACAGCGCCAATAAGATAATTTTTCATAATTTCACCAAATAAAGTTTTCTTTATAATATTTTACAATTTTTACAAGCTCGTTGTCAAAGTTAGCTTTTGGTTCCCAACCTAAAGATTTAATCTTAGTATCGTCGATAGCATATCTAACATCTTGACCAGGCCGCTCATAATTTGTATCTAGATAGGTTTCTTCGTTTCCTGTTAGCCCTAAAAGATTAATAATCTTTTTTGCAACTACAATATTTTGTTCTTCAAATGTGCCTGAGATATTATAAATCTCATTAACAATACCTTTTTCCATAATTGTTATCACAGCTTCGGCAGTATCACTTGCATGTAACCACGTTCTACGCGGTGTTCCTTTGTTGTGTAACAAAACTTTTTTACCCAACGTTAGATACTTGATGGCGTGTGGTATAAACTTTTCAGCATACTGACCAATACCATAGTTGTTTGTTGGTCTAACAATTACATAAGGTAAGTTATATGTTCGGGCCCAAGCAATGACCAACATGTCAGCAGCAGCTTTTGTTGCGCTGTAAGGGTTGCTCGGCTTTAACAGGTCTGTTTCTTTATGGAAGCCTTGATCTATATCACCATACACTTCGTCAGTACTGAAATGTAATAGAACAGGAGTCTTTTTTCTACCACTAATTTTTGTTCTAATAAGTTCTAAAATATTATGAACACCACTAATATTACTGTCTACAAATTCAATACTACTAACAATGCTATTGTCTACGTGAGTTTCTGCGGCAGTATTAATAAAATAATCACAGTCATAAATCATTGTTAGTTCATTAATGTCTTTATTTTCAAATTTAAAATTCTTGTATGTTAGTAAATCATCAAGAAGATTCCAATTGGCAGCATATGTGCCCTTATCAACTCCGCAGACATACCAACCCTTTTCTAAACAGGATTTAGCAACGTGATAGCCAATAAATCCTAAACATCCCGTAACATACACAGTTTTATACATAGAGCCATTCCTGATTGTTCAAATACCAATTAACAGTTTGTTCAAGTCTTTGTTGATAAGAAACTGGTTCAGTCCAGCCTTTTGCATAAAACTTTTGCGGATCCACTGAATAACATAAATCATGCCCGGGTCTGTCAACTGGTATAAAGTTATAATTTAGTTTTTTACCCATTATGTCCGCTATATTATTGGCGAACTCAAAATTGTTAATAAACTTGTTTCCGGCGCTGTTCCATTTTTCGCACAAGTCCCGTTGTTTGTTAATTACAAAGTCTGTGTGACTAGCAACGTCCCCTGCATAGAACCACCGGCGGCCACCTATTTGATTTTCCTTGCCTACATGAATGTCCAATGTCTCATTATTAAGCAATTTTTTAATAATAATGGTGGGCAGTCTGTTTGGTTGACACATGGGCCCAAACGTATTGTTAATGTGTATAATACTTACTGGCAGTTTGTAAGTATGAGAGTAACTCACACAAAGCTCTTCGCCCGAAGCTTTTGATGCTGCATATGGACTGTTAGAACGATATGCATCATTCTCTCCGCTGTCATTACCAATTGGAATCGGTCCAAACACTTCACCAGAACTATAATAAACAAACTTTTTAAGATTAATTTGTCTAGCTAGTTCTAATAGATTTAACGTTCCAATTACATTATCTAGCACAGATTCGACAGGTGCGCTAATGCTATCAGCTGCACTAGGATTTGCACCAGCATGAAGAATAATATCTATGTCTTTAAAGGTATCAAAATTATATGGATCTCTAATATTGTGTTCTACTATTTTAATCTTATCAGAGAACTCAGAAATTCTTTTTAGATTTTTTGTTCCTGGTCGAACCAAACAGATAACATTATTATTTTCACAAAATTGCTCAACAAGATAACGACCTATAAATCCTGTTGCGCCTGTAATTAATATATTATTCATTTTGACACATAAACTAAATCTGTAGCGTGTGTTGCTACATGTTCGTAGTTCCATTGGGCTAAGAATTCTTCAATCATGCTGAACGTAACACCATATCGTTCCGCCCAAGGCCCAAACCATTCTATAGAGATAACTGGTTTAAACTTGTCAATTGTTTCTTTTGCTCCTAGAAGACCAAAATATTCATAACCTTCAGTGTCTAGTTGTATTAAGTCACAACGATCAAGTTCTAGGTCATCAATTTTAAATGTTGGTATAGTCCCCATGCCTTGAACATGAGTTGCACCAACATCGTGTGCATGATGATTTAATGCTATAAATCTGTGTGCGTCGCCTACAGCAGCATTGAATTTCACAACATTAGGATAATCACAATTCATCGACAATGCTAAAAAGTTCAATGGTTCTGGCTCAAATGTGTAAACTCTTTCAAACTGCTCTGCATATTTACGAATGTAAAATCCAGCGTTGCCACCTGCTTGCACAACAACTTTACGTTCTGCTACGTATTCACAGAGATGGTCAACAACATCACTATGCTGATGCATATAGTTCCAGCAACCTTGGTCTCCAATGGGCCACCACCAGTCTCCTCGCTTTTCTAATTTGTCAATGAGTCTATCCACAACTAATTCCTTTTAATGTTTAGATAGCAGGGCTCATTACTGTAGATAAACTCTTGCCAAATGCTCGCTAATTCTTCTTCGCTGTCAGGCTTGTAAATTTTAATGTTAGGAAATGCCTTTAATGCGGCTTCATCATCTATAGCCCAGTGGCTAAATCCTAAATGTCCGTAATCTTTATCTCGGCCACTGCCTACAAGTTTTACCGGCGCCCCTTCGTGATCAAGATAGTTTCTCAACCATTCATATGGTCTAAAAATCACAAACGGAGTAATACTATAGCAAACGGGAATTTTGCCATTATGTGTAAGACCCACCGCGGTTCCCAACATTAACTGTTCAGCAGCACCAACGTTGAATACTCTATCAGGAGAAACTTCTCTGCTTTTATTTAAAACACCAAAGCCTAAATCGCCTGTGAGAAGATAAACATTTTGATCGTTAGCTAACGTTTCTGCCATTAATTGTCCAAAGTAATTTCTCATAGCTTGTCCAAATCCTCTGGTTTTAAAACATAATAATGTGTTAGTACACCTTCTGCAAAAGGCCACTTTGGTGGCTCTGTGTTACGAATGTTGATACGTGGCAGGAACGCCCGTAACCTATTGTTGATATAATCTCTATCAATCATGTCGTAAGCAATCATTCCGTTTACATTAACGTATACTTCTAAGTTATCTAACTTTGCTTCGTATATAAAACGTAGTGCTTCCCAAATAGATCCTTCGCCACACTCACCGTCACTAATCAAACAATATACCTTACGATCTCTATTAGCTAGAGCGTAGCCTGTTGCCACAGTAAGTCCCATACCAAGACTGCCGGTTGAACAATATATACCATCTTCTAAGCAACGATGTGGGTGTACTCCGTGTTTGTGAAAAAGTTCTACTGCATCACGACCTTCATACTTTTCTTGAACTACATACATTGCAAGAGCCGCATGACCCGAGCTTAGAATAAAAGGTTCGTCAGGTTGTTTTGTTGCATAAATTTCGTCAATAATATTAACAGCATTAAGAGTAGAACTAAGATGTCCTATCTTTTCATTATAGCTAATATCAATGATTCGTTGTTCTAATTGGTTCACTTAAATGACCCCATAAACTCATCAACCTTCTCGCCAATGTAAGCAATTTGTTCTTCTGTGATTACAGGGCTTGTTCCATGGAAGAAGGTGTTAGTCAATGAAAATGTTGCATTTGGGAAATTGTTCTTAGCGTCCATTGGATCCATTAAGTGACTATACGCAGGCTGTAGCATAATGTTACCTGCAAAATATGGTCGTGTTTGAATCAAGTTATCTTCTAAATGATCAACTAACTGTGTCCTGCTGAAAGGAGCAGACTTTCTAATTGTTAGTGGGAAGGCAAACCAACTCGGATTGCTGTGTTCTCTTGCTCGTGGTAGATGGAAAAATTCTTCATACTTTTCGTAAACCTTAAACAACAGATTATAATTCTGTCTACGTTTAGCATGAATCTCATCTAGCTTTTCTAGCTGTTTCAATCCCATAGCACTTTGTAGTTCAATGGGCTTTAGATTATAACCAATTTCATCATACACATACTTGTGGTCAAAGATTTCATCGGGCATGGTAGGAATCCAGTTTGAGAAACGTGACTTACACGTTCCGCACTTGAGCTTGTTTGCTTCTGGTCCGACACAATAACAACCTCGACCCCATTCGCGGAAGCTGCGTAGAATAACTTCTTGATCTTTAGTGTTGCTGGCAACGAAACCCCCCTCACCCATTGTCATGTGGTGTGCAGGATAGAAACTACAGCTTGCCATCTCACCAAAACTACCAAGATGTTTATCCTTATATGTACTACCTAGTGCATCACAGCAATCTTCTAATAGTACTAGATTATACTTCTCAACCAGTTCCATTAACTGATCCATATTAGGTGGATTACCTAGTACGTGAGCAAAGGTAATAACCTTAATATCGGGATCGTTAGCAAGCACACGTTCACAGTGATCTACATCGATATTCAATGTGTCAAGCTCAATATCAACAAAAACAGGAGTGAAACCCACTTGCAATGTAGGATTTAGTGTTGTCGGAAATCCTGCAATAGGCATCAACACCTTTGTGCCTTTTGGAAAATTATGACCTCGCTTACTGGTAAGCGATGCCATCATCAAAAGATTACTACTACTACCGCTGTTAGTTAGAATTCCAAAGTCTTTACCAAACAGTTTTGGAAACCTTCTTTCGAACAACATACTCTTATTGCCCATTACTAGCCAACCGTCAAGTAACGTTTCAGCTGCGGCAACAATTTCTTCCGCGTCAAAAAAAGGCCCTGCGTAGTTTACAAAATCTTTGCCTGGTTCCCAAGTCTTTTCTGTATCACGCTGTTCAATAAATGCACGAATTTGTGCGAGGATTTCTTGTTTCATACTTTTCCTGTAGTCTGTGTTTTTCGTGTTATGGTATTTATAAATTAAAACAAGTCCCAGTCATCTATTTTGGGCTCGTGGTTATTCCATTGTAGTAAGAACATACTCATATCGGTTTCGTTGCGAAATGCAAAGGTATCGAAACTAGTGCGCTTGCCGATCCCAGTTTCTTGGCACCATGCTTGTATAGGGTCAATATCCCCTTCACTAAATCTTCTGCCAGTTGCTCGCAATGTCAACGGGCGAGTAAAGGTAGGTTGCCCGGGCACCCAAATAATGTTCTTCACGCCCACCTCAATATGAACATGGCTAAGTCTTCCTTACACTCAAATGTAAGCACCATGCCCTCATGTTTATATCGAGCACCGATCCCAGTGTCGTCTAGCCATGATTCGATTTCGAAGATGTTATTGAGCCACCAAGTGGCATTTTTAATGATAGCATAGTGGCCTATGCCCTCCATTTCACCAACAAGAAAATGTCCAGCTTTGTCACCTAATGTTACTTCGCCCATTTTATCACTAACCTTGGACGTTTTGTTTTTCATGTTCATATAGTGCATGGCTAGCAAGGTTCTTGGCTTTGCTTTCGCACATGATATCGAACTGATCTCGGAATGTAAGGGCCCAGTCATTAACTGCACGATTCCAATAATAGTCGCTGTGTGCGCGAAGTTTTGCTTTCTTGTAGCCCTGTTCTAGCAGTGCGTTAAGATCGGGTCGAGTGTCCCTACAGTGTTCCAAGAGCAGGTCTTCCCTGCTAACTGAGTAATGAATAGCAGGACGCACGCCGCGCCAACTATCAATAACCCTTTTAATACGATCGTCATTAGTTTCAATGTATTCTCCATCTCTAATCCAATGGTGATGAATGTCCAACACTAACGCACAATCATTCACTAGTTCTAGGCTTGCGTCAAGCCCCCAACACATTTCGTCGTTTTCGATTGTGAGGCAGTTTCGTGCTTCCGGGCTAAGCCTCGGTAGCACCGCTCGAATTCCATCGGGCCCTTGCCGTCCGGAGATGTGGACGTTAATCTTAAAGTCCTGAAAAGACCTTCCGTAGCCCATCCAACGTGCCATGTCTGCATGATATTCAAACTCCTCTA